GGAGGATTTTTAATAGTTCCCAATCTAACACTGATGGTTGTCCATGGTCTTGGGTCTGGACAGAATCTTCTCATTAGATATATCTCTTTATTATTTCTGCAAGGTAAATTAAAGAATGATTGTTTAACAACTCTCATTTCAGTATTATACCAAGAACCAGTTCTGTTTGCTTCTTCATCTCTTTGCCACATCTCATCAAAACTATCATTTGTTTTTTTCTCTTGTGCTTCTATTTGATTTACATAAGTTTTACTATTAACTGTTTTAGATTGTAATGGTTTAAAGTTTGGAGGTTGAGTCGCTTTTCCTCCTCCAGCAGTTTTACTCCAATCCATATTAGAGAATTGTAGATTTTTATTGGTGAGGTTTCCAGATCCAGTGCTGGCAAGAAAACTTTTAAACTCGGAAGAATAATTATAAGTACCTGACGAATTTTCTGTTTTTACACCAGTTTTTGTTTTACTTGAAACTTGTGGTGCATACTTTGTTGTACCAGCATCTGCTGAAGTGCCAGTTTTATAATTTAAAGATGAAGCTTTGTCATTATTTTTTAGTTGACCTTTAACAAAGGCGTTTGATGGATTTACATTTGGCAGAGCATTTGCATCCTGCAGTGCTTTGGCTCCTTCAGAGGTTTTTCCAATATACTGATTAGCATCTACTTTTGTATTAGTTGTAGAAGTTGCAGTTGAACCTTTTGCAGAGGTTGTTGCTGGTGGCGCAGCTGCAGGTAGACTATTAGTTGGTGTACTAGGTAATTTTTTAGTTGTTACAACCTTTATGTCTTTATCTTTAGTATGGTTTTTACTTCCTGTTTTAAAATTTTGTGCAAATTTTTTATCAACACCTCTATCTTCATATCTAGTAGATCGTTTTGTATTTGCAGATGTCATGGTATTAACATCTGGCCTTGTCAATGGATATGTAATTTGAGCATGTTGGCCACCTGAGGCTTTGCTATAATCATTCCAACTATATCCAGTTGACTTAGTAGTACCAGTTACTTTTGCATTACCAGTTTTTGAGTCAATAGTAATTATGGGTTTGTCATATTGTGTTGAGGAAAGTTTTTTAAATGGTTCAGACTTTTCAAATATCTCTTTGGCACCAGATTGAACTTTATTGATGTCTTCTGCTTCTTTTACTACCTGCTGATCTACTCGAACAATATTTGGTATATAAACATCTGGTGGTGCTGTAGATGAATATCCACTACCACCATCGAGAATATTAACACTGTCCAATTTACCCTTTTTAAAAATTGGTTGTAAAAGGGCTACAGTTCCAGTTCCCTTTGATGCTCTCCGTGCTTTATCAACAGCAAATCCTTTGCTGACCATAGTTTCATAAAGTTCAGAGTTAAAATATGTTGGTGGAGGTGATACCACCAATTGTGGTGTTCTTACATTTTTATTTTGTAATCCTCTACCTCTACTAATGATATCAATACCAGTAACTCGTCCATTTGTTATGACTGCGGCACACTGAGGTCTAATTAAATCAGGACTAAATGGCATTCCCTCGGTAGGAATACCTACTCCAAATTCAATCTCTTTTTTTCTAAACTCATATAGTCCGATCAATACTGCTCTATCTTTAATACCAAACCCAGCACAAACTTTTATCACTGCTCCATTGGAAGCAGTATAAACTTGATCTTTTGTAAAGTCAGCTGTACCGTTAGCAAGTTCTGCATAATGCATATTTAAATTATCACTAGACTCTCTAACATCTTTTACAGTAAAACCATTCACGGTGCTACCTATGGCTAATCTGGTTGCAGTTGGCTCAACAAACTGAGCATCATTGTTTATCTTACTGAGCAATAATGTTACAGAGATTCTATTGGGATCTTGTTTATTTGGATAATATAATGTAAATTTATTTTGATCAATATAATTTACTCCGTCCCCATCTTGATACCCTTTACCATAGTTGAGTACTTTATAAATTCTCCATATTGTATTATAGCGATTATTTGTTTGATCAAACTCAGATTGGAGTAGCATTCTAATTTTTAATCCGCCTGGGAATTTATAATCTTTATATACTTGCAGTCCATTTGTATTCCAGCATGTTCCCGCATATTCATGTGCAGATCTAAATGGAATTCCTGCACTTCCATTCCAGGCATCAACAAATCCGGCCTCTTTAAGAGTCATCCCCCTAAATCCATCTCCACCATTGAAAGATAATTGATTTATTTGGTCTCTAGTAGTCCAAACAGTTTGTCCATTAAATGTCAATTGTGCAGCAAACCCACCAGGGTTAGCAGACCAAGATGTATTAGTACCTCCATTCTGTACATTACATGTGATATTAATATATCCTGGAGCTACAGTTGTAAATGTAGTTGTACCCCCACCGTCAAAGAATCCACCGACAATCGGAATTTCTCTATTTTCATCAGCATCTGATAAAACTTCTTCATCTTCTTGCTTGGTTCTTCCCCAAGAATCAAGGATAAAAGATCCAGAATTATCAATTCCCATTCTGAGTGTATATGTACCAGCAACAGCTACTGGAATCTTTCTCATAACAACGGTCATTTCACGACCGGCTAAATTATTTTGCTTATTGTTTGTCCATACGGCATAACTATTAAACCAACCTACTGTCCATCCAGGATGACTCACAGCATACAATCCGCCTTCAAATCTAGATTCTGAAAGCATAAAATCAATGGGTACACCTTTCAGTTTATTATCTGGATTTGCATCTGTTCCTGTAGGATAGATCCATATAAATCCCATTCTAGCACCATCCACCTGGGTATTTGTAAATGGGGAAGTAGGATTCAACTCCAATTTGATTGGAGATCCACTTGTCGGGAATCCACCTGTAGGTGGTGTGACAATAGAATTTAATTTGACAAATGTATTTGCATTACCGCCAATAGGCTTATTGCCATACTTACCACGATGACAAGTAAAGGTCATGTTCAAAACCATTCCATTTGAGAATGTTACGTTTTGGGTAAATTCGGCACCGTCTTTGATTGCGTTACTGGCACCTACCTTACCAAACATTTTCATGCCTGCTCTTGTCCATATTTTTTCCTGAGTTGGTGCCCCTCGGGTGAAGATGATATAACGCTCCTGGCCATCTCTTGGTTGGTAATACAGCATAGTAGTAGCAGCACCACTGCTATAACGGAATGCTATACCATTTCGCTTTGTACCAATAGACCAGAACGTTGGATATGGATCTGAATTGTATGATGGATTCGTTAGTCCATCTTCTAGAGCATAACGAATATATGTTTCATCAGGTGGGCAAGGACAAACGTATGGCCTCTTGACTACATTATACGTATAGTTGACTTGATTAGTCCTCCCACCATTACTGGGATAGAAGTTGTACGTTACAGTAAAGCAATAAACATGGCATGGATTACCTGTAACACCATTTGCTGTATCAAACTGATAGTAAAACCAGGTGTCAGAAAAAATTGGTTCAAAACTTATTTGTGATGGATAGTGCTCCCAATATCTGGTTTTTTGTACAGCACCAGAATATTGACCACCACCGCCACTGTTATCGACTACACAATTTCTATATTCCTCCCACCATGACTGCGTGGTGCCCAGTGTTTGATATAACTTTCCTGCATTTGCTCCACCCCTATTGAGGCCCATATAACCAAATCCCGCAGCATTATTGACGGTAACTGATGGTGCTGTTCCTGGGGGAGATCCTGGTGGTGCAGGAGTCGTTGTTGTTACATTACCTGTGCCACCTGTTGAATAACGACCTATAACATTTTGACGGGTACAAACATCCTCAAAGTCATACATGATTAGATCTCTGCTCCAGCTAGGAGCATTGATCTGTCCAGTTGCAGGATATGGAAACTGCTCCTTCTTCATCTGGACGCCGTAGGTACTATTACCGCCAGGGATATATTGACTGCAACTAGATGTATTGCATCCGCTCATGATAAACCCAAATGTTCTTCAATTCTATTTAGTTTCTCAAACACCAGTGTTAGTGCTGTTCCCAAACTAATATAGTCATCAGATCCAGGTGGTTTAAATTCTAAACTACGTGGTCCAATTAATTCTGTTGTAACAAAAGTCTCTAGACTAGCAAGACGCTTTGCAGTAGCCGCTTCATCTTCTTCAATTCTCTTAACTAAGTTAGCAAGAAATCCATTGATGATTTCATGTGCTTTTTCATTATCTGCAAATTTGAACTCATTATAAGTTGCACTACCTGGCATCGATAGAAGCTGTCTTAGTTTTGTGTTAGGATTTTCCTCTGTCATAATTTAAATACCCTTTAAGTCCTTTCGCGCTGAAAGCGCGGGCCGCGCGGTTTTTCCCCTCAGTTGTCCTTGAACATATGAAACCCTACGCCGTCGTCATCTAACTCATAACGCATCACATCACCTTCGACGAGACCGAGTTCATCAATAATCTCCTGAGGGAATTCTAAAATCAGATCGCCCTCAGGAGTCTCCTGTAATTCGATGATAAATTTACGTGACATATTCTGTTATCTCTACAATATAATGGAATTTTGAGATTTGCTTAGCAATTTCTCTTGCCTCTATATATGTATCATATACAGTAAATACACCGATGTCATCACAACATCTTAGTTGGCCCTCCTCATTGAGAAATTCTACGAAGTTGTGAAATTTCGAATGACCTTTCTCTGTTGGTATGGCAACTTGTACATACCATTTCTGAACCTCAGTATTCGTCATATCCCCCACTCTGAAGTCTTGCCTGAAACTCTGGGGAATTATAAAGTTCTCTTATTCTTTTCTCAAGTGCTGTGTATTCATCATCAGTAGGTTCGTCACGATTAAATCCATATGCTTCACGCAAATCTTTGAATTCATCCATTGTTAGTATTGTAATGGTGTCCTCAACGGCATCCTTGACAAACCAGGAAAATGATCTCAGTGCCGATGCTGTGTCCTCTGCTAGAATAGGAACAAGTCTAACTACACGTTTTGTGTCAGTATACCGAATAACCCAATGGTTCATTTTTTAGCCTCAAAAAAATTTTACAATATAGGGATCCTAAAAGGGGACCCGTCCGATTATATTTAGCTGCCCTCAGCAACACTTTATAGATTACAAAGGACCCTTTTTTATATATACGGGCGACCCGACCGCCGAGAACCCGCACCACGACTGGGATCTGGGCTGTGTTTGTTATACTTAGGAGGGGGATGTATGTGTCCCCCCAGTATAACTCAGAAGTCGATTTCTGTCAAGGTGGGAAGACCCAGGACCTGCTCAATCATGGGCGACTCGATATAATCGAAACCGCTCACAGTGTCGCTGGTGAGTGCATCGAGAATCGAAAGGATTTCGGTGCCAGTGTTACCCTGACGGAGCATCGAGATCATAACAGATTTGGACATAGGAATGTGCTGTTGAGTGTTAGTGAGTGTGTGGTAGTTAGTTTATAGTCATGCCTAGGACTAGAGGTATATCAGACGGCCAGATCTTCTGCTTCTAGATTAACAATTGCCTTCACGCCTGCAACTTGCAACGAGTAGACGAATTGCATGGCACTAGTGATATCGGGAAACTCTACAGTTTGTTCTTCTTTGGTGAGAACGTTGGTGAAGGTAGCAGTGCGAACTTTGGTCATGATTGTTGTTAGTCTGTGGAAAACTTTTGTTGTGGAAAAAGTGAATTAGTTTTCCACAGGAAACTAAAAAACTGTGGAAAACTAATCACCAGGCATTTACTCTTTAAATGGTGCTTTTAATGTCATCACCAGGACAAAAGATCAGGCGAGACGCATACCTGAGAAGAACGGAATAGGGCCGCCATTCTGTGAAACAAACCACTGAAAGTTCTTCTGGAAGACTTTCTCACCAGGCAAACCATGCACAGAGAGAAGTGCATTGAGGCGAGATTTTGTGGTGACAGATTGCCAACCACCATCGAACAATTGCACGAAGTTGTTGCCAACAGAGGCGATATGATTGCCGTGCAGATAGACAAACGAAACGTCGCTAATCGTCACGACTTGAGTGTTGCCAGATTTGAAATCTTTGCCAGCTGTGATGGCATCATTCATCTGGGATTCGATCTTACGCATGAGAGGCGATTGTGAGAGGGTTTGTGAAGTGTTTGGGAGGTGGTTTCCCTTCCCTCCGATGCACTCAATATAGAACGGATCAGAGGGTCTGTCAAGCGATTTCAGATCAGCAGTGCTTATCAAAGGGATAAGGTGATTTTATGAGTCTGAGGGTTGACAAATGAGAGAAGTCGTGATAGCCTGCGGGCTTAACTTGCATCTCTGAGTGACCTTTACTGTATGATTTCCAAGAGTTAAACAGAACGCATACATATGTTTTTTTGAGTATTTTTTAATTGTGGAAATTGTGGAAAACTTTTATATTCAGGCCTCCTCAATTAGGTCAGGATAGTATTCTTCAACCTCTGCAATCAGTTCTTCATCAGATAGAATGGAGAAACTTTCTTCGAGTTGATCACCTACAAAACGCATCAAATCTTTGGTGGACATGTTATCAAGGATGCGATCAATGTAGGCATCCAGGAGTTCTTGACGGTTCATGATTTCAGACAGAAGGAGTAACGGTGATCTCTTTAATGTTCAGTCCACAGAGTTGATTGTAGACACGATTGAGAATCAATTTGTCTGCAGACTTTGCTTTGGATCTTTCATACCAAACAGTGGTACATCCATCGTAGGCTTCAACTTGTACACGATAGTTAGTCATTTTTTGATGTTGGTGTTTGTGGGTTTTTTGTTGAAGAGAATGACACGAACTGGAGGTGTATTTTTACGGAACATGTTGGTCTGACGTTGTTCACGAGACATGATCAAACTTCTCCTTGAATAAAGTTAGCAACGTTGTGAAGTACAGTGCCTGTAGTATAACGTACAGAGGGCACTGAGATGAACAGAATGATGAACAAAAGACCGAGGAGTTTCATTGATTGAGTGTTGGAAGATTTAGGGCGGGCCATGTCAGAAAGGGTTGGACCAGTTGTACACTTGATTGTCCGAAATGTATCCTTCCTTGTTGAGTGCATCCACGAAGTTTGCCCAGGATTCACGCTTTGCAATCGTGTCAGATTTGAGTTGCGGATCCTGAAGAGTTGCCACTTTCCAGTTGTAACGAAACTGCTGAAGAACTTGCTGTTTAGTAGTCATGATCAGTTCTGAAAGAGTTGATACAGTTTGGACTGAATGTTGGAAGAAAGATCACTTTCTTCATCACCATAGTCTGCATAATCATGCATTGCAGATTCGATGGCATTCCACTCATCATCAGAGAAGAAGTTGCGAACGATGGAAAGATCAGTGTTGGTCATGTTAGAGTAGAGAATGGTTTGAGAGGTGGGAGGTCGTTTCCCCCCTTGACTCCTTTAGTATGGCACAGCAGGGCCTGGCATGGTGTTCGTAGTGATACAAAACCAGACTTTTTTTGATCAGTGCTACTTATGGGTCAGATAAGTTTATTTGATGAGTTTTTGTTGCTCTACTTTGGCCTTCTCGTGATAGTATGCCTTGAACAGTTTGTCATCACGTTGAATGAGAAATGCTTGCCACATGAGCATAGCAATCACACCAAGGAAAATGTAAGTAATTTTCATGAGAATACGGTGTCAAAAGAGAGTGATTTAATGCACCAACCAGTTTCATCACTGATCACATTTGCGAGTTCTTCTTCTTCATAAACGTGCCAAACTTTCTTCATCACGTTATTCTTGATTTCATACTGTTCGGATTCTGGAATCACAAACTCCTCATCAGAATCAGTAGAAAAATCAAACTCGATGGCTGTTACTTTGAGTAGCATGGTATTTAATAGAGATAAAGGAATGAACCGTAGGGATCACACTTTTCAGGATGATTCACCAATGTATGTATATCATAGCGCACACCCTTTGCAGGTGCTTTCCATGATGCGGGTTTGTAACAGAAACCACTTTCTTTCTCTACAAACATATAAACAGAGCGACCTGTTGTGTGTGCATAATGTTGACGGATTTTGTAATACTTTCGGCCTTCAACGATGTCCAGTTGATGATAGTCAAAATGACCAGATTCGAGTGCATCAACTTTCCACTTGTTATTCAGTTGTTCGACTAATGCTTCAACGTAGAATTGAGTTTCAGTCATCATTTGAGGTTGAGATTGTGCTGAAGGTAACTAAGATCAAGGAGAACATTCTTGATTGTGGATGATGTCCAACCAATGGCAAATGCAGGACTTTCATCACACGTTGCATCATCACGATAGTTCACGGATTGACACTTTGTGAGTGCTTCTTGCAGTGCGTCGATGATGTTGTCAATACGATGTTGGTTGCTCATCAGTATGCAGAAACAGTGGTATAGAGAGTGTTGGTGGTGTTATACCAGAGGTTCACATCACACTGGTATTCTTCACTCAAACTGTAGGCAATGTCATATGCCTGATCAAGGTCAACAGTTTGATTCTCCCAGGGAGCAGCAGAGCAGCGGATGTCGATTCGAGTCATGGTTTGTTTCCTTTGGTATGCATACAGTATGGCAGGGATCAGGCCGAAAGTCAACCCTTTTGAGATCAGTGTTGCTTATGGGCACCATGAGGACCGATTAAGTATCCTCATGGCAACATGTCATCGAGTCATGGTAGAAATAGCAGGCACACCTTGCACAAAGATAGTATCAACAACACTCTGCAATCGTTTGGCAATAGCACTACCGTAGTTGGTGAATACTGGCACGATCACATTACCAAACTGTTTGCGATAGAGATGACATGCACCTGCAGGAATCTTGCCTGTAGCAATATCCTGGGCATCATCTTTATCCATACGGATAACACGGCCGACGGTTTGTGCCATCTCGATGATAGGCATCATCCGCAACATGATGCAGTGAGAGAGACCTGGGACGTTGATACCTTCGGACAGGATGCTATAGTGAAGCAGCACAAATCGCTTGGATTTGTCTTTGCCCCACTCTGTCAACGTGTCAAAGAACTTCTCACGATTGACCTTGGTTTTGTTAACATAAGCACCATGCTTGGATGTAATATGCAGGATGCCATATCCGCGTTCTTCGAGTTCTCTGAGAATGTCAGAGTTAGTGAGCATATTCCACATCACTTTTGTGCTAGGAGCAGCAACAAGCACCTTAGGATTGTCATGCTCGATAGTATCGAGAATGTCCACAATCATGTTGCGATCTGCTTCTGCTGCTGTTGCTTTGTTCCGCACAATGTCAACCTTGTAGGTGTCAACTTGCGGAGGAATGATACAACCAGTCTGAATGAGTTCTTGAGCACGAACGTTGTGAATCACATCACCATAGATACTAACATTGTTCATACCGTTAGCATTAGGATTGGTATGATGTTTGGGAGTAGCAGTAAAGAAATACTTGCAATCTGCAGACAGAGATGTAGCGGCCGTTGCAATGAAATGTTTCTTCTGAGTAGAATTGTGTGCCTCGTCGAAATAAGCAACGTTGACATCTACACCAGAATCAACAACACGATGCAGAGAATGATAGGTGGTGAAGATGATGCGATTGGTGTCCGCATGTTCCGCAACCCATGCGGAAATGTTGTCGGGCCGAGTAGAAGAATAGTGATGAGTTTCACCACTATGAACGTGCATCACATTTGCATTGGTGATAAACTCAAGAAACTCAGCAGAGAGTTGCTCAGCAAGCAGAATACGAGGAGCAACAACAACAGCAACATGACCAGGATTCTGCACAAAACGTTGCAGCAGATTCATGATCATGCAAAGAGTTTTACCACCACCAGTAGGAATAACAATTTGACCGATCTTGTGCTGATTCATTGCATCAAGCACACGAGTTTGGTGGAGTCGCAACTTCATAGTGATTTGTTTGGTATGTGAGTACAATAAAGGATCAGAGGTCGAAAGTCAACCCCTGATCCCATTAGTATTTTTTATGGCAATGATTAGGAGAACTTTACGTTGACTCCAACTACTTTGGCAGTTGGGTTTCGTGCTAATGCTGTTCTCCTTGCATCTGCAGCATTGGCAGCATACACTTCCTCCTTGAAAGTGCGGCCAGCAACATACATTTCAACCAACCATGTCATGAGTTTTCACTATAATCGAATTGAATGGGTTTGTAGTCATAACCAAATCCCTGTTGTGATTTGATATTATTTTGTACTTGCTTTCGCAATTTTTTCTTTTGATGATCTTCCTTTTTCATTGCAACGAACTCTTCATGAGTGAGAAGAGGTTGTGGTTTCTGTTTTTTCTTGGACATTTTAGTTACTCCGATTGGTTGGGCATAAGATTTGATACATTTTATAGATGACGCTCTAGGCATCAGTTTCCTCCATGTGATTGAGATATTCATCACGGTGAAATCCAGAAACTCCCTCAACCATAGAAGTTTCAGTGGGTTTTACATAACGCACATTGTAAGGACTATTGAAGAACCTGCGGAAAGCAGTAACAATAATAATAAATGCCGAAATAATACCAACCAAACCAAGGAAGGTAACAGCATCACCAGAGAATGAGTAAGTGTCAGGAGTCATGAGATGTTCAGCGGTAAATGGCTTTGAAGAAGAAAATGATGCCACCTGTGAGTAGAATAAAGGTGGCAAGCAAAGATAGATTAACTATATTCATGCTGCAGGAATCTCTACACTTTCAAGATAAGTTACATCGTGCCACTTGCAAGTATCGTAGCACAACCACTCTCCATCAGTGGTATAGAGATAGGCATACTCTTCTGCATCTTGAGTGAGATACTCAGTCATGTTGTTGTCATGACGAGGAGGACAATTCTCACCACGAGAAGAATAGTAGAGAGGACCAGATTCAGGCAGAGTTTCATTCTGCCAACCAGCATTTGTCCACAGAGCACTGATGTCACCACCATCAATCAACTCAGCAACTTTATCACGAGTGTTGAAATGTTCTTTGAGTTTGACACCATTGTACTCAGGATAACCATCCCAGTGGCAATACACTGAGAGCACAGAATCATCTGCGAGTTGAATACCGATGCGTGAGCGAGTTGCCATGTCGTTTGTTTGTTTGACTCTTATAGTATTGCACTGATCGGGCCGAAAGTCAACCCCCTAAACCATGAGTGTTGTTTATGAATCACCATTGCTTTGATAAAGTAAAGTTATAGAATGAAAACTCTTGGCGTTTGATTAACTTATAGACACCGAACTGATTAGACACAACGAAACCTTCGTGATTGACACTATGGCCTGCAATCTCAGTATTAACTTGATCACCAGTCACAGTGATTCCTTCCATGATCAGTTCCTTTGCTTGAGTGATGAGATTGAACAGCAGCAACATGTTGCCACTGATAGCATCAACAGGACGATTCTCACGAATACATTTGTTGATTGCAATCATCAGTCGTTCTTGTTCTTTTTTGTCAACAGGGTATCTAACAAAATTGCATACCACACTTGCAAGACCAAGAATGTAATCAATCCGACGACGACGGGAGGTAAATTGTGCATCTGGATTTACAAAATGAACAGAAGAATTGGTATTAAGTAGATTACCCAAGGAATTGTCAACAAAGTTTGCTTCAAGTTTCCTGAACGATCTGCCAGAATAAGATGTATGATGCACAACAACAATAGAAGCGCGAAGAACATCTTCGGAAACAAAATCATAAGTAATAGTATTGGGCGTAAAAGTGTTTTTACCACCAAAACCAATAAAATCACACTGATGAACGCCTTCCACCCACGGCAACGTTTCAAGACAGGTATGTAAGATTGAAGCAACTTTTTCGTTGTTGCTATGATTCTTCTCGATGTCAGCATGAGTGTAATTGACCTTCACTTTGACTTTGTTGAATACACTTTTTGTACCTACAAACTTCTTACCAGTCTCAGGACATGTGCCAAACACAATAGCCGGAGCACCATCGTATTTAGTAGAAACAGTGCTGTTACGTTCACGAAGGAAATTGATAACTTGCTGAACAGATTTCTTGCCCAGCAGCACAGAATCTTCGGGATGCTCTAGATGGGTGTTTTTCATACTGGTATCATGGCACAAAAAAGGGGGCATGTCAAGCCCCCCACTGATCAGTATTGCTTATGATTATACTTCCGTCTCTTCTTCTTCCTCGATGTTAACTAGATCAACAAAGTTAGATGTAAGTGTGCGATTGTTGGGAACATATCCAGAAGTTTGTTCCAGAATGTCCGTCAAAACTTCCATCTTGAGTGCATTGTTCTTTGCACCTGTACCACCACATGCCCACACAAAGTTGTTACCATCTTCATTACAAAGATTGGGATTGTTGCGAGCATCTTGATGCTTGAGTGCAAAAGCAAATACATCTTGATAGTCGGTCAGTCCGTTACACATTGCCCAGAAAAGATTTTGAGCAAAAGATGGCAGAGTAAGCCACTTGTAAGCAACAGGCATCTTGTCATCATTTACAAGATCAAGGATGTTATCTTGCAAGGCAAGCAATAGAGTACGGTACTCCTTGGTATAATGCGTACCAAAATCTTTCTTGTAAAGATCATTCTTGGTTTGCTGATTGACCGTGCAAGGTTGATCTGGTGTGCAATGAATAGCATAATCAACAGTTGTTGCAATCCAATCATCACCAGCGAGACGCTTGTGATAGTTTTCACCAAGAATCAGAGTTTGCAGAGGAGCAAGATCAAGAGAAAGTTGGCGAACGTATTCAGACCAATCAGAATCCATTGCGTTACGCTTTTCCTGTGCATTAAGGGGAACACCACTGTTAATATTCAGGAAGATTTCAGAGAGACCAGCATAATCTAACTGAGTGTATTCAGTAACAACAACTTTACGGTTGAGGATTATACTTTGTTGAAGACTCGTAAGCTTACTAAACACATTATTGCGCTTAGTAATAGTCAGGGGAAACAAAGTGTCCTCAATTAGAAAGTCATAGTCGCCAACAGGAATGTTATAGCGATCTTCAACAAGATCACGGATAAAAGTCCAACGATTATTACCGTCAAGAGTCAGGTGCTTGAATCCACGAGCGATGAGTTTCTTAAAATACTTATGAGCACGATCATGTTCATACCCAAAAGTTTCTATTACTTGAACGGCTCGGTCCATATCTACGAATACAAATCCACCCTCCAAACGATTCATCAGGATGGACTGAAAATATGCTTTACGTTCTTTCGGACTCCAAGCAATAGGTCGTTGCACTTCAGAAGGTGCAACAGGTCGATCAAACTGGTATAGCATGTAATCAATACTGATTGCAGTTGGATCTTTCTTCACAGGATACAGATAAGGTATCCGAGAAGTGTCAGAAATAGGCATAGAGATTTCTCCAATTAAGTGTAAGTTCTCCACACAACAGGTAAGAAATTAGTTGTGAGAGGTGATCTTTAGGGCGTCCACATTCCCATGTATGTGAGTACAATAGCAGATTATTTTGGTGGTGTCAAGCCATGTTACAAACTGTAATTATGTGTTTCTAGAACACCAACTCATGAAACTTTTAGTTCCC